ATGAAAACAATATCACCAACGTTGTTAATGGTCACATACTGCACAGGAAAGCCCAGCACTGAATCATTAGCACCGCTGCCAATTCCATAGGAGAAAAGCTTGGTTCCGTTAAACGTGCTACTTCCATAACGTTCTAGATTGCCAATACTTACATCGTCAACAAAAATATCAAACTGTGGTGGATTGTTTACGCTGACTTTTTGTTGGCTTAGAATCCATTGTGCACCATCAAAGGTAAAACTTTGGCCTTTTCTTCCAACCCCGTTTAAACATACCACAACATCGTTGGGTAAAATAGCGCCATCTGAATCAGGAACCAGATTAATAATAGGCTGCTTGATCACAGGTGCCACTGTGTCTGGCGTAATTAATTCAACCTTGTAAATTTTATTTCTTACGTTTAGATCAGTATCAGCAGCAAAGATAATTCTACTGCCGTTGACCAAATTATATCCATCAACAATAAAGCCCACAGGCGTGCCATTTACATCACTGAATGCGTCGCGAGTGGTAAAGTCAATTACGTCAATGGCTTTTTTGCCAAACGTACCAAAGTTGTACAACTTGAGTCCGGACTTGAACTCAATGATGGGTCTACGAGCTCTGGTCTGCAGATCTAGCAAAGCCGAGTTGTTGTTGAATTCAGCAGAAGTTTCTAACACCTGTCTATGGAACCAACGATTACTTCTACTCCATGCATTTCTGTCTGGACTTGCACGATTGATAGTGATGTAGTCCGGAGTCAACGGCTGATTATTACTAACGTCATAGTTGCCAATATCATATGGTGTGCTGTCAAACGACACACTCACACTTTCTGTGTAAGGTTCAGGCGTGACCATGTCTACCACTGGAACCAATACAATGCTTTCTCCAACACCTTCTACATAATAAGTGTTATCGCGATACTCAACAGGAGTTACATCTCCTCGGAAAGTCACAGCAAGTCCGTTGCTAAAAGTCACGCCATTGGGACTGGTATACTGTTTTGCACCAATGATATTGTTGACATTCAATACACTGGCATCTTCAACATCAATCAAACGTATTTCGCCAACCAATTGTGGATCCACACTGTCTTGATAGTAAAGAGTATCCAGCACTGCTGTGAGCAAAGGAATCTGTTCAAAATAGCCATCGTCGCTGCGATACCATTGAGTGCTGCTGTATTGACTGCCTTCAAGAATTCTAAATTTCTGTAATTCAGCCACGGCTCGAGCCGACGTCACATTAAGATATTGACGTCCAGTTTGATCAGTTATGTATTGAATCTGCCAAATACTGTAGCGTTCATCAAAGTCAATGATTTCTTCAACTTCGCTGAAAGGACGTTCATTGTAACCTGGCTGCTCGTCATCCTCAGGTGTGGGACTATAAAAACTAGCTCTTAGCCAGCCGCCGGCGATAGAATCATTGATAAAAGGAAACTGCTCTTGAATACTAGGAATGTTGAATATGATAAATTTGCCATCAAGATCAGTGATGCCATCAATACCATCAGGATATCTTGCAAAGAAATCATCAACATAAGCGTGATTGATATCACGATAAGGAATATCACTGACCAAGTTGACTGGATCAAGTTCGGTCAACGTATAATAAAAATTCTGTGCGCTCTTAAGTGGCACATTGAAAGTCACTGTGCCTAGGTCTTCACCATTGTTGATTACGCCCAAAACATCACGGCTACTGATGTTGGGTGTGGTAGGCATTTTGCCGTCAATACCAGGTTGTGCTTGAATATAAAACTGAGGACCAGTGCCAGGCACACCATCAATGATTTTGAATTTGCCAGCCATCTGAGAGCTGTTTTCAGCATTGTAGTATAGTGTGTCAGGCGCACTTTGAGGCACTGTGAACACAATAGTACCTTCACTGGCGCCGTTGTTGGTAATACCTTGACTATAGATATTCACCAAGCCTGTGCTAGGCAAGGTTTTAATCCAAAATGGAAAACTGCCTTCAATACTCAATGTGAAGATGTAGGTGTTGCCTCTGATCAAGGTCAGCTCAGGATTGATAACATAGTCAATCACATAGGCTCGGTTACCTTGATTGGTCACACGTAGATTTACAGTGCTGGTTTGATTCTGCGCAACTTGAAACTGATAGCTACCGCCTCTGATCAAAGTTAGAGTTGGGTTTTGTCCTAGCTGTCCGCTGAAACTATAGAAATTATTGTTACGAGAAACTTCAACTGTGTTTGTGATAGCTGCGTTACCACCGGTGACATCTACCTCTAGTGGACCAGTTGGTAACCAGTAATATTCACTGTAGTTGACCAGCTTGTCATAGTCAACCAGGGGATCAAATGCATAGTACTGACTTTTGTACAGTCGGTCACTGCGATCAGTACTAGCACCTGCAAGGTCCAGCGCATCTTGAATACCTGGGTAGGTAATTGCGTCTATAACTGTGTCAGTGTCGGGAACCTTGATAGTGATAGCTGGTTCAAGTTGATAGTTAACACGGTCCTTGGTAGGTTCAACCACATACCTAGCAGCAGTTGGATTGATGCCTGGTCCAATTTTTCTACCAATAAAACCCTGTGTTTTTTTCAGTGCAGGTTCCTGAATCAGCTGATCCAGTGTTGCTCCAAGAAACTGTCTATTGGTCTTGGTCTGAAAAATTTCCGGTAAAAAGTCAACCGAACGAACTTGAGCCATTAAATTACTCCACTACCAGGCGCTGTACGAAGATTCGTACTGGTCAACGCATCGATTACCTCGACGTCTGCTACAGTAGCAGCGTTGACAAAGATTTCGTTTGGTGCTGAACGTATTTCGTATAGGTCACCAAAGGCTTTTTGTGGGTTCACAGGAACCAGCACCACTGAACTTACCAAGGTGCCAATTTCTTTGTGAATGTAAGCTGACAATTCAGAAAAGTAAAAGGTGTCGCCAAAGTTCCATTTGTCAATTGTAAAATAATCATTTAGACTTTGTACCACTGCATTTTTGATCTCACTCACACTGGCAGTGGAGTTAGCGGCCTTGATCACTTTTATGGTTGCTCTTAGGTCAGTTGTGGCCTTGTTACCAAACAATGGCTTGAATGTCACACTGTTCAAGATAACATTGTCGCTCAACATCTTGTAGTCTTGCAGTCGCTGAAACTGAGTGGTCAATTCATTGATTGTGGGCTGAGCAGGTTCGGGCACAGTACCAGTACTGTCCTTGATATAATTCTGATATGCAATGTAATAGTCCTGAGTCACAACATACACATCAATGATGTTGGTTATAGAAGGATCAATTCTATTGCTCAGCAGACTGTTATGACGATACTGATAGTAAAGATTCTGTCGGCCAATTCGTGCCAAGAATTCATTGCTCTGCACCAAGGTGCGAGTGCCAGTTACGTCAATGACCAGTCTCCAAAATTCTTTTTCTAGATAAGTGTAAAACACTTGCCCGTCAAGATACTGTGACTTGTAGGTTTCTACTTCAGCGTAGGTGCCATACTGATAGTTCACTCTGCCTTCTTCTACCAGCAGGTATCGTTGTAGATCGTTAAAGTCCACTGTGGCTTCTAAAAACACAAGATTGCCTGCTTGAGTTGGTGCAGGATCAGGTCCTACAATCTCTTCAAAGAAATCAGGATTGTCGGCAGATCCATCTTGATCGCTGTCAGTAAAACTAACTATCACTTGGAAATCATTAACAAAGCCATCACTTTCTTCTGGCTGTCCAATAATCTGCATTTCAACATCAGACGGCAGTGGAGAGTTACTGTCAGGCAAACTGTTAGATTTCAAGACCTTGATAAAATCTTTGATCACTGTACCAAGTCTGCTGTCGTAGATTGCTGATCCAGATTCAAAAAAGAATCTTGTTTGCAACACCGACGCAAAAAAGTATGATAATTCGCGAGTACTTACATTGTACTGTGTGCCATCTGTGGTAAATCTTACCAGCCAACTTGAGTCAAGATTAGCGCCTGATGTATTTTGTTGATTAACCAAACTAAATGCACTGTCTGCATCAAGATTGCTTTGCCCGATCAAATACCATTCGCCTGTAAGGTTGTTGAAACCAAGACCAAAGTTGCGATAAAGTCGAATCTGTTCAATTACATTCACAACCAGCGCAGTGGGCAGATCAGTGATGAAAATCGGAATCACTTGTGTGGCCACTGCACCAGTTGGTACAAATGTGTTAAAGGCCACAGGGCCAGTGCCATCGTCAAGATTTCCTCGCCCTTGGTTGGTACCATCAAGTACCACCGCAGTCACAGTGGTCCAGATCACAGTTTTGTCTGTGTCAACTGTAGGCAGACCAGATATAAGTCTGTTGTATTGATTGAAATAAAATCCATCTGGGGCTTCAAATTTTACCAACGAAGCAGGCACAATGTATTTGGCGTTGCTGCTGCTGAATGAGCCAATTGACACAGGGTCATTGTTGTTGTCAACAAAAAAACCTGTACACTGGTTAGTCAACGCAGTGCTTTGATTCCAAGACAATGACAGTGCAGACAGCGACGGTCTAATAAAGTTTGCATAGTAAAACTGTAAAACTCCAGGCGTTTTAAGTCCTGGTTGTACTTTGTTTGTGATAGCGTCCGCAATGTCGTTGACTGTGAACCAAGAAAACTGGAATGTAGGCAAGGTGTTTTCTTTGTAAAGACCACCGTCACTGCCAAACACATTAGTACTAGCATACTTGTTGGTGTTGTCTACTAGTTCTAGGTATCGTGAAGTACCAATTGCACTACGATTTACAGCCTTGCTCTTGATAATGCTATTGTACAAGGTAAACGGAAACAGGTTGTAGTCTTCCCCGTTGACCATGCGGTTTTGAGTGTAGTATCTAGCAGGAGCTCGTTGTTTGATTTCGTCCAGTAGTTCGCGGCTTTGAGAATTACTCACAGGCGCAGTAAGGCCCACTGTGAAAGTGATTGTTTCAATGCGTCCAGTGCGACTCACGTAGTTAATAGGCAATGCAATCGTGGCCATTTCACTGGGATTGATCACATATTCAAGTCCGTTGGATGAACGTACATAGGCTCTGAATGTACCAACTGGTATGGCTGAAAACACACCATCACCAAAGGTCAATGAAATCTGATCGTTGACTCTGCTGACTGTGGAATAGATCTTGCGTAGTGTGCCTACATCTTGTTCGGCAGCAGCGGTGTAAACTGATTCTACATACTGCCACTCTTCAGACACGCTGCCAATATCATCAAGTTGATACAGCCAACGATCTTCGTTATTGATACCTTCGATGTTGACATTGACCACACGATTGGTCACACGCTCTGGCAAGTTGAAATCAGCTGATAATAGATTTCCTTGCTTGAAGTAAAAGAAAAATCCTGAATTTTGTGAACCAAATCCCAATTGATCATTACGGTACAGCATGTTAAATGCACCGTTGGGGCGTGGGCTAGGTTCGTATAGATATTCACGTCCTGCGCTGGTCACACTCACTGCTTCAAATGGCATGTTGATGCCATCAACAGTGGCAGTGAAAGGAATCACTGGCAGATAACCTGGGGTGATGTTTAGTGTGTATTCTTGAGTGTCAATGCCTAGCAGATTTTGATCAGCACCAGGACGACCAAAACGCTGTGTGTCAACCAAGGCAGAATTCACAATGGTGATAAACTGCTCAAACCAATCACCATTGGTAGGATCATTCCAGTTCACAGTGATGTTGCTGAGATTCACACCGTTGTAATCCAGCACATTTTCAGTGGTAGTCACTGAAGTGACTTTGAGCAGACCCTCAGCAGGCGAGTTGCGCTTGGCGGTGTAGCTAACCAAGTTGGCCAGTCGCACCACACTGTCTCTACGTTCAGCAGTGTCAATGTAGTTTTCGCGAGCGTTTAGATCAGCACGGAACGCCAGACTCTGGCCCATGAATGCCATGACGTCCAAGAGCGCAATGAACTCTGAACTTTCAATGTAATCGTTGAATGTCTCTGGATAGTAGAGCCTTAGATAATCAACAAAGCTCTTGCGCAGAGTCTCAAAGTCATAACTTTGAAAGTCGGCCTCGCGATAGGTCTGGTAAAGTTGCTTCCAGTCTTCTACGCCAAAAATAGCAGTTTGTCTAGTGGTTATAGCCATAATTTTTCAATTTTGGTATTTATTGGCGTATAAACCACGCGGTTAAATGAAGCTGGCTCTTCGGGTTTCTTGGTCAAAAAACAAGGATAAACGTTCTACTGTGGTACTGGGCACAAACTGTATTTGAACCTGTACAAGGATGCCATTGAGCTGAGGGAAAATTTCCACAGCAGATATTTTGAGTCTTGGATCTCCGCCTGCTACTCGCTGTATTTCTTGAACAATAGCATTTTCAGTTTCAATGCTCTGCGATTCAAATAGAAAGTCCCATACAGCAGTGCCCACATCAGGACGCCCAACTAATTCGCCTTGACGAATGTTAAACGCATTGATAAGATCTTGCTTGATGAGTTCTTCATCAACCAAAGTGAATTTTTTGCGCTGTCCTTGAGTGCTGAATCCAATAAATGTAGCCATGGTCTAGTATTTACCCTAGGCGAGCCAGCTGAGCTCGCAACTGTGCGATTTCCCTGTCAGCTTCTGCAATTTTTTGTTGCCAGTAGGCAATGGCACTGGCGTCGCCTTGTGCTTCGGCTCTGGCCAACTGCTCTCGTCGAGATCGCTGTCCATTTTCTTTGCCTTCAATTTGACCTTCTAAGATAGCTGCTTCTGGTGATCTAGGTCTAGGCGCAGGAGTAGCAGCAGCACTTGGAGCCCGGCTTTGTGTGGCTGACTCGGGCTGATCTTGTCCATACTCTACCACAGGAACTTTTTCATTGCCAATAAACTGTGTGAAAGCCTGATTAAGCACCTGTCTATTCACTGTGTTAGTGGCCTTGGGAGCTGATCTTTCACCGGCTAAATTATTAGGCACCTTGAGATCAGTAAAATTCACAGCCAATTGACCTGACTTGGCCAAGTTGCTGATATTTTGTGTGAGTCCAGCTGGCGACCCACCCTTGGCCCAGACAGCAGTGAGTGCAGCGCCGGCTTTGCCTGCGGCTTGTATCAACGCACCTGCTTCTGCCACAGGAAGATCAACAGGCAGGGCTCCAGACTTAGTCAAGGCCGAAAATTGATTGTTCATGATGTCAGTCTGAGCTGCAAGCTGTTTTGCAGGATCAGCCAACATGGTGTTTAGATTGGTCACTCCACCTTTGCCTGTCCACACTGTGGGCGATGCCAATGCTTGTTGCAGTGCTCGACTTTGAGCCACTTGTTCAGGTGTAATACTGCCGCCCTGACTGTTTATTCTAGTGGCTTCGGCGATGTCTGCTTGCGACACAGTGTTGGCTCTGCCATACTGTGAAATAGTACCTGGTTTCAAAAATCCTGAACTTTCTAACAACGCAGGATTGATTCCAAATTTTCCTATGCCTTTGTCTACTGAAAAAGCACCTGCGGCCTGTGATACTGATGCTGCTGACTGTGCCAGTAGGCCTTGCACTTGTTTTCCGTTCAAGGGCCCAATGCTGCCCACTTGTCCACCAACATTAACAAAGTCAGCCACATTCATGGTCTTGGGAACCTGTCCTCCAACCAGTTGCGACACAACTTTTTGTGCTCCGCCCACAACCGATGACACTGCACCTTTTAGTTGACTAGCAGCAGACACTAGGCCTTGTTGCAGTTGATTGAGCGCATTAACAGATTGACCTGGTGCTAGGTTGGTCAAGGCTCCGGTCTTGGCCTGCTGTTCAAACACAGCTCTAGCCGCTGCTTCAGTGGTTCCAGGAGGCGCAATAACCTCAAATATTTCACCGGCTCTTGTGAAAGTAAACTTACTCATTTTTTCCTAGTTATGTTAAAACCCTGTGGCACTGGCTGCGCAGTGGGAGTAGGTACACCACCTTGTCCAAGTGTTACACTGACATTCACACCCTGGTTGTGATATGGCCAAGGCTCGTGTGTTGGTGCTCGAGTCACTATGCTGTCTAGTTTTCCTGACTCAACTTGCCAGCCCTTGCTGGCATCAAACTTGGTGTCATCTAACTTGTATTTCACAATCTGTTTGGTAGCACTTACACTTTCAGCGCCACCGCCATTGAGATCAATGCGTCCTGCTTTGAACTTGAGAGCGCCGCCACCATCCCAGCTACCGTTGGCACTTTTCAAGGCCAAATTGCCATCTGCTAGCACACCAATAGTGGCTTTGCTATACATATTGGTGTTGCCAGCACTGTAGGTGGTGATAGTGGCTTCGCTTTCCAGTGCTAGATTTTTCTTGGCCTTTAGCTGTAGATTGCGTCCAGCAAATATGTTTACATCTTGATCAGCGTGTAGATTGATATCACCGTTGGTACGCACATTCACAGAGTTGGTACTGAAAACATCCACTGTGCCTTCAACTCCTAGTTCAATCCAGGTCTGGCCATTGGCATGAATAATGTAGAAGAAATTACCATCATCACTCATGGTTATTTGATGACCTTTGCTGGTTCGCAATCTAATGTGTGAATTAGAATTTTCTAGATCACCATCGTCCATGACAAATGTATGACCGCCTTGACGTGCAATCACAGCCACATCCAAAGGTGACAGCTTGCCTTCTAGTAATTCACGACGTATTTGATTTGGTTGCGCTCCGCTTTGGTACACTGGTCTACCTGGAGTGCTGATTCCATAAACATAGCTGGGACTTTCTCGTTGTGAGCTAGAAGTAATAGGTCCACGTTCAAGATCATTGCTTAGTCCCTGTTGAAACATAGTGGCCGCTACCACCGAATGCACGGGCTTGGGTGAGTTGAAAAATTGTGGGTTTTTTAATACTTCATTGTCTTTGGCATTAATTTCTGTAACAGGCTGCGCAGGCGAATCTGACAAATAGGTCGCCTGTGTTTGATTTCCAGGTACATATTCACCTTTGGGCGAGCTGCCAATGGCTGGGATCATGTGATTCACACCAGCATCAGGCACGCAGCCCACATAGTATCCTTGCAACGGATCGCCTTCAACAAAAAAACATAGAACCTTGACTCCGATGTCAGGCGGTGTAAACCACATACCATAGCTGTGAGGATTTCCTGTGTAAGAACCAACACCTGCTACTCCGCCGGGCGGCTTTTGTGTGGTTCCATAAAAAGGCGGTAGGTATTTCACTGTGCGCCATAGTTTTGTGTTGTATTTGTCACCGCCACCAAAGGCTTCAATGTATACCTGCAAGCGACCTGATCTTATGGTGTCAACATTGTTCATTACTTCACCAATGAACGGTCCGCTTTCCGCAGGTACACCTCCACGATCTAGTTTGTAGCCTTTGGGACGACCTGTGCTGGAAAATACATTATCTGCCATTTTTTACCTTTAAAACTCTCTACCACCGCGTATGGGTGGTGTGGTTGTTTGTACCTTGGGTGGACCGCCTGGCCTATTGCGTAGTGCATAGGCAGTGGCAAAGTCCGTGCCTGTATTCACTGGCTTGGCTGGCAGAGTAACTCTTGAATCCTGCACTGGAAACCCTGAAGCCCCTGTGCCGGTTTTCACTTGTTGTTTTACTCTACCAACACGCTTGCCTTGCTGTGAAGTGCTGCTCTGCCCAACTGATATCGGAAACCCAGATGCACCTGTTCCACTGGCACCCGATCCTGAAGAGTTAGGATTGCTTGCCAAAGGAAATCCGGATGCTCCTGTGCCAGTGTTGGCTGCTCCTGCATTAATCTGTGTTTGTTTGCTGCGTGGGAAAATATAAAGTCCACCATCCAAGGTTTGTTCAAATCTTCCTTGCCTAAATTCGTGTTGACACTTGGTAGCATAAAAAACATAGCTTTGCACACCAGTCAAACTGCGTGGATTGGCACCAGTGCTGTTGATTGGTGCATATCTGTTGGGATCTTGCAGTCCGTCACCGTTGATGTCGTAGTCAACTGGCCTTTGCCACACGATTTCAAACAAAACTTCCTGACTGTCAAAATTTATGCCGCCGTCGGCGTTGAAGGGAGAAAAGCTGAATGTACGTGGGTCACTGCCTTGATAAATTTCGCCTTGTTGAATCCACGCAGGATCTCCAAGAATTTTTACCTTAACTGTGCCAAGATCAGTGGGGCTATACAGATAATCAGCTGCATTGGCCGCTGGTTCATTGGTGGCTTGATCGGCGCCTTGACTGCTCTGACCACTGCGTGGTTGATAAACAAATCTTGGAATATCAGTCAAGGCACTGGTATAGTCGCCTTGTATAGTATCGCCTGCGCCGCTGATCACAGTGACATAGAGATTGTCAAAGGACTGTTGATAATCCAAAATTGAAGTGTTTTTGCCTGTGAACCAGTATGGATAACTCTTGTGGACTCCTCGGAATCTAGTTCTAGGAAACCATACACTGTTGGAACTTTTAACTTCATAGATGCTGATTACAAAATAAAATTTATATGCATAGTCGTTGCGCTTGCGATCATATCCCTTGGGTTCGGCTTTGAGATTGACCTTGAACCAAGCAAAAGTTTCAATAGGAGTGCCATTGGGCTTTTCCTCTTGTGTTTCTTCGTCAATGATCTTGAGCTGTTGATCAACAATATAACTGCTGTTTCTTATCACCATTTCTATGGCCTGTATCACGCTCTGTCCTGCTGTGATACCAAAGTTTCTGTACATGTTGAATACTTTGCCGGTGTCAGGTAAAAGATTTCTTGGTGCATTGTCTCCCATGGGAGTTTTATCTATGGCTAGATCTCCTGGTTTTTTCACCACAGCATTGGCGATACTGGGATTGGCAAATTCTATATAAAACTCATCTGCTATCTCATATATTTGATCTTTTACCAACTGTTGATTGTACTCATTCATGGCATTCATTAGACCACGATTGGCATTTCCTGACCCTGCAGGAGAAGTATTAACGGATGTTGGTGCGCCTATGCCTGTGGTAGGAGAAGCCGAGACTGTGCCTGCGGCATCAATAGCTGTTCTTAATGACGCTGCATTTGTAGCCACTGTTCTACCAGCTGTTGGGGATGAGGTATTGGCTCTACCTTCGGTGTCTGCTACACCTTGAGACACGGATCCGCCTAGTATCTCTTGCACAGTTTTGCCAGTTATTTCTGTGTTGTAGGGCACTGTTTGGCGTAGCCTAAAGTTATACATCACAGGCACACCTGAAATTTCATAAGTGGTCAATCTGTTGGCCACTGAAAACTTTATATCTTTTATAGCAAAAGGAACGTATTTGATAGCAATCGCATATGGATCAGTTTGTGCTCCACCACTGTTGGTGTTACCAGCATATACAATATTTCCATTTTCATCATAGCCAATCCAGCGAATAACCAAGCAGTAGATAGCACTTTGAAATGCCTGTATACCACAGTATTCAGTCACGGCCAACTTGAGTCTATCAATAAGACTAATGCCTTGAGGTTCAACCACTGTCATTTTTAGATCTGTATAGGCATGCGCTGATCCAGTGGCGTGACCTGGAAAAAGATTGGACATGGTTAGGCTGTCAATGTAGTAATCAAGAGTAAAATAAGGATTACGGCTAGGTTGAAATTCGCTTGTACCTTGGCTGATTACTTCGCCACCGCGTTGATTTTCTCCACCACTTTGCATCAACAGTTGACCACCACGTATGCCTGTGTCCTCTGCGTTGGTTCTGCCTCTTGTGATCACGTTGCGATAATCTGCTTCATTTAGCTGTTACCAAGATATCTGATAGGTGTAGGTCGCATACTTGTCAAGAATATTTGGCTGTGGCCTAATGTCTTCATTAAAGTTTAATTCAATGTCTTGACGAGTTAGATTTTTTGTAGGAGTGGCATCATCTCCAGCAGATCCTACACCTGAGCCGTATGCTCCAGGAGGTGGTGTTAATGGATCAGGGGGCGGTTCGTCAACCAGTCGTTTAACTTCGCCTTGATTAGGGGCTTTTATTGGCAATTGAGTTTCACTGATCTTGCGATCCTGTGACTCAGACACCGTGGCTCCTTGTTCTGTGGTATTGGTCACCGGAGCATCTGCATTGGTACCTGCTGGATTTGGGTTAGCAATGCGACCTTCAGGTGTGATTCTTTCTGCTTTTTTAGCTGGATTGACTACTCCTGCATCATCGCCAGCAGCTACCACAGCGCCAGAGGATGTGGCATTGTTTTTTATGGTTTGATTCTGCTGCTCTCGTCGCAGCGACTCGTTGGCTATGGCTAGATTTTGTCTAGCTCGAGCCAAACTATTGCCTAGACCCTGAGCCTGTCTTGAAAGTTGGGACGATTGTTGCGCTAGCTGTTGGTAGTTTTCATCTGTGGCAGGATCAATACCCGAAGCTAATAGATTGGCTCGAGCTCTTTCAGCTGCATCACTAGCTGCTTTCTGTTGACTTTCAATAGCATCATACTGTGATCGAATATTGGCTAGTTCTTGTTCGGCTGCTGATACCTTGGCTTGCTGCTCTTGAAGAGACATATTTTAGAATCCCAGCGCAGTGCGCAGTGTAGAAATTTTTGGTACGTAGATATTCACTCCAGCCTTGAAGTCCAACGGAGGAGCTGTTAGAGTGTTAGGATTGCGTTGATAAAAAACCCACCAAAGACTTGGAGTGTCATAAAGATCATATGACAGCAGATCCGGTCTGTATTCATACACAGTGTTGATTGTCATCACAAGATCGTCACCTTCCTTGGGTATAGGACGATCACGCATGACGTCAAGATAAAACTGTGTGTATCCGGTGTTGTAGTATGGACTGGTAGCTGAATAAGTTGCCATTACCAGAAGCCTCCTCTTAATAATGATCCTTGAGCAAACTGTGTAAGACTAAACTGTTGGCTCATCTGGCTGCGGCTCTGTAAAGGCAGCAATGTCAATTGTATTTCCATTTGTGTAGGAACATAGGTTGGTGTTTCTCCGCCTAGTTCAAGACTCTCACCAGAGGTATTGAATGGCTGTGCTGCTTTTTGTTTAGGCTCGGCACCCTTGGGCAAGAATATTGTTTTCAATCTTGATATAGCAGAAAATATAGGACTGGTATTGGGTGGGCTTGGTACTCTAGGTCTACGCACCACAAGGTCAGTGCCATTGATATTTTCTGAACGTGCTCTAATATAGTCTACATCATTTGGTAAACTGTAGTTAAAAGAACTCAACAGCACAGGGTGTTCGTTGAAACCATATACACCATATCCACTGAGATACAGCGGCGGGGGCGGAGCACCTACTTGTGCGTCCTGTCCATAAAACATCTTAGTAGCAGATTTTAAAAAGTGAATCACTCCTAATAGGTAGTTGGCCTCATTGGTATCTTGCGCTGTGAACGTGCCTGTAAGCTGTATTTCTTGCGGACTACTGTTTTGATAAAAGTAACCACGAATATTGCTGTGTGTTAGATCATACGTATTGTAGTTCGCACGATATGCTGTACTGATCGTGGGTGTGTAAGGGAAAATCACACCTTTGCCTACCAAAGGATACAGTAGGTCTCCCGGTGCTGCCACGTTGTAAAGATATTGAGCCTGTGGTGCCAAGGCCAAACGCACACGCCAATCCTTTTCATTGAACGCGGATCTCTGCGAACGTATGGCGTTCTGTTGCTTGAGTTGTGTGACCTTGGCAGCTATGTCATCAACATATCTAGGATTAGCAAACGGATTGCCTTGTTGTCCTTGACCAGTGGGATAATAATCACTTGCATTGGTTGCTGTTGGAGATGTATTCTGCACAGCAAAAGGATTACCAGTCTGTCCACGCACCGGATAGTAACTGCTGCTGCCAAGGTCAGTGTCCTCAGGAGCAGTTTGCGTCGCAAAAGGATTACCAGTCTGTCCACGCACCGGATAGTAACTACTGCTACCTTGATCGTCTATGGTTGGTTGTGTTATTGCAAAAGGATTACCAGTTTGTCCTTGCACAGGATAGTAACTACTACCGCCTGTGGGTTCTGTGATTCTTGGTCCGGCCAGGGCCGCAGCAGCAGATCCTCCATAGGGAAACTGTTCAACGGTTTCAGCTCGATAGGGCACAAAACCCTGTTGTCTATTGGCATCAGAATCAAGCAGATTGATTTCTCTAACCTGTAGTTCAAAATCCTGCGCTTGTTGATTAACCAAGGGCTGCGGGGGGTAGGGGAACTGTCCGGGTTGCTGTCCCACTGCCACTCGGCCAATGAAGTCATCTTCGGGAATATATCCCAACCCGTTGGCGTTGGTGGCCTGTCTTTGCACATCTGTGACGGGCACTGCTGTGCTTGGTGGTACACCGTATCCCAGTTCTTGTGAGGCCAACTGTTGGTTGCGATTCATGATTTCTTCTCGCAGACTCAGATTTTGACCAGGGATTGGGTTAGCAGTGTTGGGTTCTAGAATGGCTTGATTTCTGTCAAGCTGTAGGGTGCTGCCGCCAGCAGGAGCTTCAAGTCCTTGACCTGGGCGTGTGAAGGCATCGTACTCTGCTTGTGTTAGTTCTACCAACTGGCCATTTATAAGAATCTTGGGCATTTTATGGTTCCTGTTGATTATTTACCGTGTTTTTTAACGGCTATGATAAAGGAAAAAGGTTGACAAACAGGCAAAAACTGTTACAATAAATACATTTCAAGGAGAAACACATTGTCGTCAACACCTCCCCGAGTCAACTATCTCAACAATCGAGACATACTAAAAGAAATACATCTAAGCAAAAACACCTACTGTGCATTCAGTGATCCTGCCGCAGATCATCAATACGACATCATTCTTGCATCTGTGAGCAAAATCAATCAACGCACCATTGCGGAAGCTCGACGCAATCGCGCTGATCGTATCAAACGCGAAACTGGTGAGATCATTGACCCTAAAAAGATTGCAAACACTGATTTGGTGTTTAGAATCATGACCTGGGAACACATACCCATGGCTCCAAAAAAGCCGCCCAAGGCCGCTGCCAAGCGGCGCAGAGTAGAGGATATTCTGGGCATGGAGGAAATCCCGAACGAGGAACTAGAAGATCTGGTAGAAGAGCCTGCAGGCGACCCCACGCATGTTAGAGTCAACTTTCCTCCGTTTTTCCACTACAGAATCAATGAACACAAAGTGCCCTATATCGTGGGCAAAAGTCACTGGCAGGGCGCTCTAGACACAGGCCATTACAGTCGTGATCATGGCAACATGACACGCAAACTAGCACAGATGTTTATGAAACTGTGCGAACGCTATGCCACACGCAGCAACTGGCGTGGCTACACCTATAACGAGGAAATGCGTGGACAGGCACTGCTACAACTCAGTCAAATTGGCCTACAGTTTGATGAAAGCAAGAGTCAAAATCCCTTTGCCTACTACACTGCGGCCATTACCAATTCGTTCACACGTATTCTCAACATTGAAAAGAAAATGCAAAACATACGTGACGACATTTTGGAAATGAACGGACTCAATCCTTCGTGGACACGTCAGAACTCCGGACGTGACCCAGGTGTTGTTTCTACCATTACGGTTGCAGAAAATCAAGAAGACCACTAAACTGTGTGACTATGAGTAATCTTTTTAAACGTGCGGCGATATTCACCGACATACATTTTGGTTTGAAAAGCAACAGTCAACTACACAATGATGACTGTTTGAACTTTGTGAAATGGGCCACTGCCAAGGCTCAGGAGGAGGGATGTGAAACGGCGTTTTTTCTTGGTGACTGGCACAATCATAGGGCTAGCATTAACATTGTCACTCTTAACTATAGTCTCCAGGCCCTGGAACACCTCTCCGCAAACTTTTCTACTGTATACTTTATTCCCGGCAACCATGATTTATATTATCGGGACAAACGTGATGTACAAAGTGTGGAGTGGGCAAAGCATCTTCCTAATTTGGTTATCTGTAATGACTGGCTACACTCTAACGATGTTGTTGTGGCTCCATGGTTGGTAGGAGATGACCACAAACGCCTGGCCAAGATGTCAGGCCGGTATTTGTTTGGACATTTTGAACTGCCTGGCTATCTAATGAACGCCATGGTTGAAATGCCTGATCATGGATCTGTGCGTAGAGAAGACCTGTCAGGGTTTGAACATGTGTACACCGGGCATTTTCACAAACGACAGACCAAAAACAATGTCACATACATTGGTAACTGTTTCCCACACAACTTTGCAGACGCAGGAGATGACGAACGCGGTGTGATGATCTTGGAATGGGGCAAAGAGCCAGAGTTTCATGCTTGGCCGGATCAACCCACCTATCGTGTGCTGAGTCTTGCACACCTAATTGATCATGCTGCTAGTATTCTGCGACCCAAGATGCATGTGAGAGTGGAATTGGACATTGACATCAGCTATGAAGAGGCCAACTTTATCAAAGAAACATTCATACGCGATTATCTTGCTCCTGGAGAAATAAGATTTGAAAGTGTGGATCAAATCATCACTGATCAAATCTTGAACATACAATCTGATGTATATGACAGCAAACTATTGTTGCACATCTATAATACTCTATGAACACAGTGATCCTGGGTCTGCCAGGCATGTATCAAAACTGGCTGAGTGCTGCTCTTGATCCTGAATCTAGATTTGAACAGCAAGGTGCTAACTTTCTAACTCATCACAGTAGAGTTCCTTGGCTAGCCAAGATTGAAACTCAAACTCCACCACCTGCAGACTGTGTGATCAATATGTGTGTAGGGTATCACAATCTTGTGTGGTACCTACACAATTATCTAGAAAAAACCGATGCCATTGGAATTAGAGCCAACTACCTAGTGGAAGATCTACAGGCTCTTGGTGCGGACACCAAGGCCTTTGGACAAATGTTTGTTCATTGGTACCAAAGTTATAATATCAAAGATAATCTAGATCACCAGCAGCATGCAAACAGCCTAATTGAATACTTTTATTACTGGCTGGTGCAAACGCATGATTGGCAACGCATGCTGTGTTCACGTATTTCAAACGCTATCAATCTTGAGTACATGGCTTTTAACAGCCTGGATAGACTGCATCAGGTCCTGGACCCTGTGATACCAGATTCAGCATGGTTTGATCATATGTATATGTTGCTTCAATCTGGCAATAGTCAATATCTTGACCAAAGTGGGAAATTTCATACCAAACTTGGGTTGATTAAAAATCTTGGCAATCTTACCATACTAGAACAAAGTTACCTAGGTAGTCTGCTGCATAGCTGCATGGACATGGGAGACACGGTGCTTGACTGGTATAATCCTGAAGTACGAAACCGATTATGGCAGAGGTATCGTACCGACTTAGTTGATCTTCACCGGCTATACATGCTACAATCGCAATACCTATGATAACAATCAATAAACTCACTGTGCGCAACTTCATGAGTGTGGGCAATGCCACACAGGCACTGGACTTTGATCGTCGCGATCTTACTCTAGTGCTGGGAGAGAATCTAGATCTTGGTGGTGACGGATCGCGAAATGGCACAGGCAAGACCACGATTATAAATGCTCTAAGCTTTGCACTGTTTGGTCAAGCTCTTACCAACATCAAAAAAGACAACCTAATCAACAAGACCAACGGCAAACAAATGGTTGTTAGCCTGGACTTTGTAGTAGACGGACAAGGCTATAGAATTGAGCGTGGGCGTCGTCCCAATGTATTGAAATTCTTTGTGAACAACGAAGAAAAGATTGCCACTGATGATGCACAGGGTGACTCTCGTGAAACCCAAGAAGCCATAGAACGTTTGCTGGGCATGAGTCACAACATGTTTCGTCACATCGTGGCCTTGAATACCTATACAGAACCTTTTTTGAATCTGCGTGCCAACGACCAGCGCGAGATCATTGAACAACTGCTGGGTATTACTCAGCTCAGTGAGCGTGCTGATCGTATACGCGAACTCAATCGTGCGACCAAAGAAGAAATCAGTCAAGAAGAAATGCGCATTCGCGCGGTTCAAGAAGCCAACAAGCGCATTGAAGAACAGATCACAAGCTTGGAAAAACGTCGCGATCTGTGGACCAAGAAACAACAGGAAGACTGTGACAAACTACAGGAAGCCATTGCTGCACTCGAACACATAGACATTGAAACAGAAATACAATCTCATCGTGATCTTGAATCCTATCATTCCAAGAAAAAACAAATTGATGAGCACAATCGTTGGATACGATCAATTGATCAAGACAATGTCAAAATCAACAAACAAAAAAGTCAGTTGCAAAAGGATCTGGATGCCATGCAGGCACATCGTTGTTTTGCCTGCGGTACTGAGATACACGACAACAGTCTTGACAGTGTAAAAGACAAAAAACAAAAAGAACTACAGGAACTGGCACTGCAACTGCTGACCAATGACACACAAAAAAGCGAACATCAAAACGAACTTGATGATCTTGGTGAACTTGGTGTAGCACCCACGGTGTTCTATGATAACCTAGAACAAGCATTGAACCATCGCAACAGCCTTGAAACACTGCAAACCAATCTGCAAAATCGCAGCAGTGAAACTGATCCTTATACTGAACAGATACAGGACATGCGTGGTCAAGCTCTACAAGACGTGTCATATGATCATCTCAATGAACTGACCAAACTGCAGGATCATCAGGACTTCTTGCTCAAGCTGCTCACAAACAAAGATTCTTTCATACGTAAAAAGATCATAGATCAAAATCTCAGCTATCTTAACAGCAGACTTGTACACTATCTTGATCGCATTGGATTACCACATCAGGTGATGTTCCAAAACGATCTTTCCGTGGAAATCACAGAACTGGGTAGAGATTTGGACTTTGATAATCTAAGCCGTGGTGAGCGCAATCGATTGATACTCAGCATGAGCTGGGCCTTCCGTGATGTCTGGGAAAGTCTGTATCGTCCTGTGAATCTATTGTTTGTGGATGAAATGATTGATTCGGGTCTTGACACACAGGGCGTTGAAAACGCTCTAGCTATTCTAAAGAAAATGGGACGAGAACGTCACAAGAGCATATGGCTTGTGAGCCATCGTGATGAACTAGCAGGGCGTGTGGAAAATATCATGAAAGTGGTCAAAGAAAATGGATTCACATCTTATGCCATTGACTAATAGCCTAGCCACGTGGCACTGGCACATAGAAATTTCCAGCAAGTGTACGCTGCGCTGTCCAAGATGCGCACGACAGGAGGTTCCTAACGGACTTGTAAACACTGAACTAGATTTTGATTTCTTTCAACGCAATTTCCCACCTGACTTTATAAAACAACATGTACGCAAGATAACTTTTTGTGGTGACGACGGTGATCCAATCTATGCTCATGATCTTATTCCAGTGATTGCCTATTTCAAAAGCATCAAGTCTGACATAGAGATAGTGATTGTGACCAACGGCAGCTATAAGTCAGAGTCTTGGTGGCAAAGTCTTGCCATACAGCTTGGTCCCAACGACAGTGTGCATTTTAGTATAGACGGTTGGGACAACGCCAGCAACAATCAATATCGTGTGAACAGCGACTGGAACAGTATCATTGAAGGTGTTAAGACTCTGCGTGCTCATAGTCGTTGTCAAATAATCTGGGCTGCTATTGCGTTTAAATTCAATCAAAAGTATATACAGCGCATGAAAGCTCAGGCATTTGATCTGGGCTTTGATAGATTTCAACTTACCAAGAGCACCAAGTTTGGCAGTGTGTATCCTCACTATGGCGACAAAGACATACTAGAGCCCATACCGGATCTTGTAAGCCAAACACACAGATTTGAACGTGAAGTCTATGACTTCACTGATCGCAAACCCCAATCATGGCCTATTAATCTAGAGAGATATCAACAAAGTCTAGAAATCAATGGCGTGAAACCCTTGTGCTCGATAGGCAACAAAGGCCTATACATTAGTGCGCAGGGGCAACTGTTTCCTTGCTGTTGGGTGGCCAATCGTTATGCACACAATCAAGAATGGCAGGAACTAGGCAAACAGTTTGATCTCAAGCAACGCAGTCTTGAATCTGTACTACAGGATGCTTTTTGGCAATCGGAGTTCCAAAGCTATCGTTGGAACGAATGTCAAACCAAATGTGTTGCTGGCCGCGTGACACAAGAATACGCTACTGAATGGTAGCCTGATAACTATCGCACATGACCAGTCCACAAAAAGTCAAGGGCAACGCCTGGGAAAACACAGTTGCAAAGCATCTTACACAGATCTATGGAGAAACCTTTATACGTGTGCCTCATTCTGGTGCCTACATAGGTGGTGCTAATCAGCATCGCAAACAGGTGTTACACGAAGGGCAGATACGCAGCTTCAAAGGCGACATCATACCTGGTGAAAGTTTTCCTAGATTTAACTGCGAATGCAAAAGCTACAAAGACTTTCCGTTTCATCAGTTGTTTCAAGGCGCTTGCAAAACTCTAGACACCTGGATACAACAGTGCATGGACGTGGCCGACGATGGTGACTTTAATATACTTTGCATGAAGTTCAATCGCAAAGGAACTTTTGTGGCAGTACAAGCACAGCCCAATACCTCACAACTGATATTCACAAGAAATTTCAATTACACCAGTGGATTAAACGGTCATTGGATGATCATGGACTATGATCTCTTCTGGGAGATCAATGCAGACAGTGTGAAAGAACTCTGCGCATGATCAAAGGACGCTTAACCACTTATGTAGGAGATGTCAATGCTTATCTAAGAGCAGCAGCACGTCAAACTCATCCTCTGGCTTTTTTGGTCAGCAATGCCAATTGGCAGCAGTTTATAGACAGTGACCATGATGATGTTGCTGTTTATACATCGCTAGGAGACCTAGCTGTGGATAATTTTTGTGCTCTGTTGGATCTGTCAGATGTGATTGAATATTGTCCGCCACCAAATCATCAGTGGAGCGATCGCAAAATTATCAATGAACTAGATCCCTTTGACAGTATTCGTGGGCTTACTGAATATCTTGTACAGAGACACATTGATCGCAAACAACTTGGAAACCTAGAAAGTGTCAACCAACCACAAGAACTGTTGCCCTTGGTTGACACTCGCAAGACTTCTGGACCTCAACTGTGGACCGCAGGGTGCAGCATCACTGCTGGCATTGGTGTTGATTCTACTCAAACCTGGAGTCATCATCTATCTAGTCTGCTGAACATACCATGCTCAACGCTGGCCGAACTTGGCGCCAGCAACACATGGCAAGCTGATCAAATACTTAGATCGGACATACGCTGGCGCGACACAGTGGTCTGGGGTATTACCGGCCTGTATAGGCAATGGATAATCCAAAATGGTGAGATGCGACACCTTAACATGCATAGTCATGTTGAGGATCCCAATCTAGAAATCAACTGGCCACTGCGTGCTTTGGCCAGCGACACCACACTGTACGCATCAATGCACTGTATGAAAGCAGTAGCCAATTTTTGTGACAAAATTGGTGCTAGATTAGTGATTTTCAACGCAAACTTCTCAGACGCATATATAACAACACTCAGGCAAATACCACATTTCTACTACTATCAACATCCAATTCGTATAGGCAAAGACAGGCAAATACGTCAACACTGGCTTGATTTAGGCACAGACGACTCGCATCCAGGCCCACTACAGCATCAAGCATTCGCAAATTTTTGTTACTCAATTTTAAAACCACAAACAGACTCTGTGCTAAGTGTTGTGACTTAGCCCCATTGAGCTAGCCGAGGTAAGGCTCGTTGCCAGCAGATCTTGGGTGTCAAAGAATAGGCTAACTTAGGCTAAATGATCGCGGCTATGTGAACAAGATACAACCGCGGCGCAAGGGACTTTGCTTGTATGGGGTCGCCTGCGTTCCGTTGCGAGTCAAGGCTAGAGTAGGAGGTACAGCGCAACCGCCTCCGTGTGGAAACACAATCTCTTTATACAAGTGATCGTTCGAACTCAGATGATGACAACTTGCCCGGTAAACGGGCAAGTATGACCAAAAAATCTAGATGATAACTTGATTCTCGCTCTGCTCGAACACATTGATGAGCGCAAGCGAATCAATAGATCTACGCAGTAGATCTTCCAAGTACATGATGATTGGGCTCAAGTAACTGATGTAGTTTTTGTGTGTTATCTGGAAAATGTTCAAGTTGCCAGTTCTTGACGTTGAGTTGATGTTTGTGCATCAATTGATGTAGAATAATCACTTCCTGAGTAAAGCTAAGGTCTCGCAGTGGATAGTACCAGTTATTGACCACAGCATCAACAATGTGATCAAGTTCGTATTGAAACTTCAAGAGTTGGTAGTTGATCTGCTGCCATTTTTGATACACCTGCTGCCATGATTCCCACCGTGATGAATCTGTTGTGATATCAAGATCTTTGCACAGACGTGAGAGCACCTGTTGTCCGTGATACCAAAATTCCTGACAGTTGATCCAATGATGTGGGAGTGTGAAGTCCAGGTGTTCGTGTCCTAGTCTTGATGCTGTCCACTGTAGATTCAGTGCCAGTAGTTCTCTACGATCCCAAACAGTTGTGGCCGAACTCAAGGTGCTGTTGAAAAACACTTCATTCATGTGTAAAAAGGTATTGGCCACTGGTGTTTCTTCAAACATCACTGCGTGCTGCGCACGATCTAGAGTGCCAGCGTGATACACTTGATTGTGATGATCTGTGGCCACAAACACACAGTCACAGCCCATGTAATCACACCAGCGCCAGACCTGAGCATATTCTTGGTCGCAAAGATCAATCAGACGAGTCCATTCTTGATTGTCATGCAATACTGAACTAGTGTGACCAAGTTCCTGTGCCATGGTGTCCACAGCAGGTCCCACAGGATAGATCACATGAAAGTCTGCGGGCACATTGATTAGTTTGTCCAACACATGTCGTGTGTTGTGTATGCCAGACACATGATTGCGTGTGTGTCCATGCGCATTTAGTCTAGTTAATGGATTTACAGTGATTGGTTGCCAGCCCTGTTGCCAATGATACACTTGATCATGGCCAGCTAGCCAGTGTATGCTCCAATCCATGAAACTGATGCCAATGTTGTGTGTGCCAGTGAGGCAAACAATGCGTGTCATAGTTGATCTGGCCAATCGCGAAACAACGCATGTTGTATGTTGCCCGCTACAAATTGATTGAAACTACGGTGTTTGTCTTCTAGTTCGCCCTGTAGTGGTGCCACACGACGAAAAGCCTCGTCCATCTGCGCCATGTCACGAAATTCCATGATTATCATCCATTCTGGCATGTCTGCAATGCTGCGGAATCCCATCTTGCAGCGTGTGATACGATAGGTCAACATTTTGCCTTCACTGACCAAATGATCAAAAAAGCCTCGCATGTTGTTGACCCATTCAAGATCAGAAATGTCACCTTGTTTGTCTGCCCAGATTGTGTATAAGTCGCTCATTCAATTGGTCCTAGTATTTCAAATCCGTCTAGCTGTTTTTTATAAAGATGTGCTTGTTCAAGATAAAGATAATCAAAGCCACGTTGTTTGTACACAGCACATTCGGTCTTGAGTGTTTCTATGCCAAGGCGAAGTTCTGGATCGTGATAGGTCCAAGCAAACTGGTCACACAAGGCATTTTTGTCGTCAAATCTGCGTATGAGGCTAAAGGCCACCAAATGAGTTTGATCCCAGTATCCTATGATGTCGGCCATGGGATCTTGAAATCTACTGTTAAACATAGGCATCACAGATGAAAACTTTTTGTATCTACAGTAGCTTTTGTAGATTTCCTGACAGGCTGCGATGTTGTAGTCAGTTTTGTCAAGGTATGCCCAAAACACAGTGGGTTTGTAGTCTGTGGCGTCAAGCCTAATGCGTGCAAATTGATAGTTCATATGCGAGGATCAACACGATGTTGAAACAGTCCTTGTAGATAGTCTTCAGGCCAGTTCTTGTAATAACCTTGGCCAGCAAGTAGTTTTGCAAATTCATTGAGCTTGGCAAGTGGCTGCACAAACACAATAGCCCAGGTACCCTGATTAAACTTTACACCATTAACAACTTCTTCACTGAGAGGATGATCTGCCAAGGCCAATAGGTCTCTGGCTACTAAAAAGTCAGTGTTGACTTGATCCACAAGATTATTGAACACAGCTGGTTCAAAGTGTCGCGGATCATACACATAGGCCACCACGGTTTTTTCTTCCATGTCAATGGCCTGTAGGTCAACATAGGGATCTATCTTACCTTTACGTATTTCAAATTCTCCGTTGAGTCGAGCTCTACGTGCGTATGGGCAGGGAGGCCATCCATTGAGCTGTGGATTAGACTTTTCCACGAAACCCGTGATCCAAAGCAAGATGTCAATTTGTGCTTGATTAAAATCCATTAGAAGAAAGGTAATCCAGATTTTTTGGTTGTTTCAAGATTTTCTTTGACAATGTCATTTATGGCCATGCGTTCTTCGTAGCTGAGTTGCAGTGCTTGTTCGTAAGTGATACCACCACGCATGTACCAACTTAGTTTGAGAGCTTCGTGGCGGATAGCTGATGCTTCTTTGCCCATGGTAGCGACCATTGCCTCAATTTCATCTGGGCTAGATGTTAAGAGGCTGGCGCGAAAAAATTTGCTTGATCAAGTGTAAATGGTTGTGTGTACTGATTTTCACAATTGTTGCATTTAACCTGTAGTGGTTTAAGTTCGCTGTCCATTCGCAGCGTAACCACGTGATCACGAATGCGGTTAAACAACTTACGATCGCAGTTTTTCAAAAAATCAGCAATGTGTTCGTGCTCTGTGACCATGGCATTTGATGTTTTAATCAAGCTGATAGTTGCTGTTAGTGTGGCCACAGTCATTTCAGTGACCTTGCGCAGAGCATCAGCTAACATTTTGATTTTTTCTTCTTCTGGAAGTTCTGCATTTGGCAACATCTGTAGCAGTCTTTGGTCATTAAACTGCATGGTATTGTTTTCGTGCATCTGCTGATAGTTCAAAGGCACAAAGTGTATTTCCAGATCACCATTGGAAATACAACTATCATAGTCTGGCATTTTGAAACCGTCAAGCACTTGGCGTAGATCCAGTGCATACGTATGGCTTTCTTCACACTTGGGACAGCGGCTCTCTATTTCTAGTTCATGTCCGTAGCTGGCAATGCGTATAGCTGTGAGTATGGCATCTATATCTACGGCCGGAGTGCCCCAGGCATTTCGTATGTTTGGCACACAGCTTTGAATCACACTCACAACTGCCTGTCCGTTAAACAGTGCATCAGGTGTGCGGTAGGTTATTTCATCAATCGCGGTCATAGGCAACACTGGCAACTCACCGTTTTCAGTCATGGTTAAGGTGCCTGGCGGCCAGAATTTACCTTGGCTAGGTAAACGCAGGTAGATGGCTGGCTGGCGGAAAAACTGCCGTAAAGGATTAGCGGTTGGGGTCATTTTTACATCCATAAATATAGATAAAGTACTTATAACCCAAGAAAACCATGGCAGATTTTACCGAACAAGAACGGGCTGAGCTACAACGTCAAGTAATGGAAGAGATGCGTGCCTATGGCCAGCTGCATGCCAGCACCGCTGATTCTGTACGTGATGCACAAGTAGGGGTCAAGGGATTTTCCAAGCAGGTTCGTACCAGCGCAGTTGACGTCACCAAAGCTTATTCTGATTTAACCAAGCAGATTTACAGCGGTGCTCAGGGCATGTCAGTGTTCAACAATGCTGTGGAAACCACCGCTACAGCAGTAGCAGCGTTTGGTTTGCTCATGGGCGGCCCAATTGTTAAAGCAGTGAGTGTGGCTCTAATTGGTTTGGCCAAGGCCATTGGTCTAGCAGCTGAGTCCAGCGATAGAATTTACAACGCCTATTCAAGACTAGCTGAAGTTGGCGGCACTGCCAGTGATCAACTTTCAGGGCTTCGTGACGAATCTGCCCGGCTTGGCTATGTCATAGCAGACAACACTGAAGGTCTAAACGCATTCACAAACTTGATCACTGAAAATGCTGATACCATGGCTTTGTTTAAAGGCACAGTATTTGAAGGTAGACAAGCCCTAGCGAATGTAAGCACTCAATTTGATGACTATCGCATGGGTCTAAGACGCATGGGTCTAACTATTGATCAGCAAAACAAAGGCATGGTCAGTTATATAAGACTTCAAACTACCCTGGGTCAAGCACAAAACAAAACATTTGCTGAACTTGCTTCAGGCGCAAACAAATACCTACAAGAAACACAGGCACTGGCAGCAATCACGGGTCAGCAGCGCAAAGAAGTCGAAGAAGAAATGAAACGTGCATTGACAGAACAAAAGTTCCGTGCCAAGATTGACGAACTCTATGCCAACGGACAGTCAAATCTTGCTGAAGAATATCAAGCTATCAATGTAATGCTGGCCAAGCAAAGTCCAGAAGCTGCTGCGGGATTCCGAGCCATGATAGGTGGATCACTAGAAGCAGCAGAAAGTCAAAAACTAGTACGCAGTTCTACAGGACAAGTTATCAGTTCTTTGGATGCATTGAACAAAGGTCAGATCAACGGTGCTCAGTTCGTTACAGAGTTAGGTAGATCAATAGGCAACACCAACAGAACATTTAACAAGACAGCACAACTGACCAGTGCTTTTGGTGAAACTTTTATAGATTATGCTCAAGGCCAAAATCTTTCCATGATGGCCAATAGGGATCTAAACAAAGAATACCAAAAAGCACTCAAGCAACAAAAAGAACAAAGAGAAAACACTGAAAAGGAACTAGAGGATCAAGTGCAGACCAGACAGAATCAGCTGGATGCTGCACTGAGCATGCAAGAGCTTATTCGCAAGTTTGTGAGTATAGCGGGCACTATAACCACTGGATTAAGTGATCTGTACAAGTCAATATCCAGTTTTACTCTGCGCCTAACCAATACCATTGGTGAGGTAATTGACTTCATCAAATACGATATTCTAAAAATGGCTCGTCCTGCAGAAGCTGCTGCTGCACGAGCTGCCGCGGGCCCAGGTCCCAGCATGAGTCGTGAAATAAACGAACAACAGTACAAGTATTGGAAGGACATCTCAAAATACAATCCCAATGCTGTACCTGAGTGGGCTAAAAAGCTAATTGAACAGGAACAGCAGACAGGACGGAACCCTTATGCTAACTTGCCTGCAGCAGGAGCAGCGGGTGGCGCAGCAACCACTGGCGATCTTGACAAGTCGCGTATGCAGAACTATCTCAAGAGTGTAGCTCTAGTTGAAAGCAGTGGTAAACGTACAGCAGGAGCAGGCACATCATCAGCCAAGGGCTTGTTTCAATTCACTGAAGACACTTGGAAAGGTGTCACTAAGCAAATGGGCAAAAACTGGAGCCTAGACGACAGGTTTGACCCACAAAAAAGTGCTGAGGCTGCTGCGTTTTTTACACGAGGCAATGCTGGACGTTTTGAGCAGGTATTTGGAAGAACACCAACCAACGAAGAACTCTATATGATGCACTTCCTTGGTGCCGAAGGTGCAATTGGTTTCTTTAATGCCATGAACAATCGGCCCAACGCCAAGATTAGCGAGGTGGTTGGTCTAAAACAATACTCAGCAAACCGATCAATCTTTGAAGACAAAACAGGTAGAACTCGTACAGTGGCTGAAGTGTACAGTCTAATGTCCAATAAGTTGGGACAAGGCATGATTGGTGCTACAACTGGTCTGTATCAGCAGACACCAGTATCTCAAGATGTAGCCAACATTCCGCAATTAGCTCGAGGAGGTGTGGTGTCTGGTCCAGACACTGGTTATTTGGCTAACTTACACGGAAGAGAAGCTGTGGTACCACTGCCCGACGGCAGCAGCATTCCTGTAGCGTTCAATCCTCAAGAATTCATGAGAAGTATCAGTGATGCTGCACGTAGTTCGTCTAGCTCAGGTACAGGTGATCTGATCAGTAGCATACAAGACATGGTGCGTTTACAGCGTGATCAAAACGATCTGCTGACTCGAATGTTACAACACCAGCGGGCCTAACGGTAAATATATCTATGACATGGCGCAAGTATTTTAAAGTAGCTGACACCACAGGTACAATGAGTCCTATTAGTGGTAGGAATCAAGGGTATTCAAGTTACTCAGCACAAACAGACTTTGCATTTAGAAACTATGCAAGTCGACTTCCTGAGGTTTATACCGGGCATCCAAATCGTATTGAACGCTACAATCAATACGAAATGATGGACAGCGATTCGGAAATCAATGCTTGCTTAGACATTATCGCTGAATTTTCCACACAGATCAACGAACAAAACGAAACACCTTTTGAAATCAAGTTTAGAGATCAGCCCACTGATCATGAAATTGACATCATCAAAAAACAGTTACAACAGTGGGTCAAACTCAATCAATTAGATCAAAGAATTTTCAAACTGTTCCGCAACACCATCAAGTACGGAGATCAGGTGTTTGTGCGTGATCCAGAAACATTTGAAATGTACTGGGTTGACATGACCAAGGTCAGTCGCATCATTGTGAATGAAAGCGAAGGCAAGCGTCCAGAACAGTACATCATACGGGATATCAACCCCAACTTTGAAAGCCTGAGCATAGCTCAAAAAACATCACAAGACTACATGGTAAACCCACCCACCGGTGGCAACATGACCAACCTAAGCTACACCATGCCCAACACACAGACCAACACTGGTCGTTTCAGCAGGGCCATGAACGAAAGCTGTATTGATGCCAAGCACGTGGTTCATCTTAGTCTCAATGAAGGACTAGATCCTTTTTGGCCGTTTGGACAAAGTATTCTTGAAAACATTTTCAAGGTGTTCAAACAAAAAGAACTGCTGGAAGATGCTATCTTGATTTACCGTGTACAACGTGCACCAGAGCGGCGTATTTTCAAGATTGACGTGGGCAACATGCCCAGCCACATGGCCATGGCCTTTGTGGAGAGGGTGAAAAATGAAATGCATCAACGCCGTATTCCCACAGTGGGCGGCGGTGGGCAAAACATCATGGATTCAGCTTACAATCCCTTGAGCATTGGCGAAGATTACTTTTTTCCACAGACAGCAGATGGTCGAGGTAGCACAGTTGATACTCTGCCTGGCGGTCAAAACCTTGGCGAAATTGACGATCTAAAGTATTTTAACAACAAAATGGCACGTGGTCTACGTGTGCCCAGCAGCTATCTGCCCACTGGCCCAGACGACAGTGATCGTGCATTGAACGACGGCAAAGTAGGCACAGCCTTGATTCAAGAATACAGATTCAATCAATATTGTGAACGTTTGCAGCAGAGTATTGTGCAAAAACTAGACGACGAATTCAAAATGTTCTTGGCCTGGCGCGGTTTTAACATTGACTCTGGATTATTTGATCTTAAGTTTAATCCCCCGCAGAACTTTGCTAGCTATCGTCAAAGCGAACTAGATGCCAGTCGTATTGCCAGTTTTACATCACTTGAGCCGTTGCCATACATGAGCAAGCGTTTTATGCTGCAACGTTTCCTAGGGCTAACCGAAGACGAAATCGCAGAAAACGAAAAACTCTGGAAAGAAGAACGTGATGAACCTGATCTTGAAACCACCCAAGGTCAGGATCTACGTAGTATAGGTGTGACACCAGGCGGACTACAAACAGACCTTGAAACCGGGCAAGAACTGGCCAATATTGGCGAACCTGGTGCTGGTGAAATACCTGGTGCTGGTGGAGTACCTCCGACTGCCGGAAACGCAGCTGGCCCAACAGCAGCTCCCGCAGCGCCACCTTCGGTATAAATATTAACATGGTCCTTACTGAATTATATCAACGTAGTCCGACTGCTTATCAAGATCCTGCACAGGATAATAGCCGTCCTCAGATACAAAATCTCCGTAAAACCAGACTTACTCTCAAGCAGCTAAACAAGCTGCGACAAATGAATGATTTGAGAAAATACGAATACAAAGAAAAACTCAAAGACATAAAAAATCAATATTCACCGCCTCCACAGCCTACGATTTAATTTTTTTGTAATTTTATTGCAAAAAACAGCCGATCTAGAGCACTCTTTACATCAATCCGTTAAATATAGTAATACATTTGCCCTTCTTGGGGACAAATGAAATTTCTACCCATGAGGAGCTTACACATGAACAAAAAGTTCGAACAGTTAATTGAATACGTGATCAACGATGAAGAGGACAAGGCCCGTGCCCTGTTTCACGATATCGTAGTTGAAAAAAGCCGTCAGATCTATGAAGAAATGATGGACGCTGAAGAAGAAATTGATGAAGCCAAACACGACGACGATGACGAGGAAAAAGTCGAAGAAGCCATGGACGATGACGATGAAAAAGTCGACGAAGCCATGCACGACGATGAAGAAAAAGTCGAAGAAATGATGGGCGGAGACTCCGCTGATGACTTGATTGACGACGTTAGTGTTGAAGAAGAAGGCATCTCTATGGAAGCCGATGAAGAAGGCGACGATGACATGGGCGCTGACGAAGCCGGCGGTGATGATATCGAAGGCAAGCTCATGAACATTGAAGACAAGCTTGATGAGCTTATGGCCGAATTTGAAGCTCTAATGGGCGACGAAGACATGGGCGATGACATGGGCGGCGAAGAAGAGCTGGACATTGACATCGGCGACGACGGCGCAGACATGGATATGGATATGGACATGGACGCAGACATAGGTGACGAAGAGCCAATGCCAATGGGCGAGGCTGTTAACCTAAAAGCTGCACCAAAGCCAACCACTTCTGAAGAAGGCGGTATCAACAAAAAAAGCGTGGTAGCTGCTAACAGCGGCGCACGTGGTATGGAAGGCAAGCCTGTTCACACTGGCACAAGCATGGGTGGCAAGCATGACGCAGCAGGTGCTTACAGCAACAATGTAAAAGACCTAATCAGCGATGTGCAAAATTCACCTGCCAAGGCCAAGGTAACACAAAAGCCTGCTCCTAAGCCACACCTAGCACAGGCCACTGGTGTAAACACCAAGAGCCCACTGTAAGGATTTGCTGTGAATCGCTGTTTACGTGAAACCCTGACGTTTAGCCAAGCCCGTGTGGAGCTCTTGCAAGAAGAAGCTCCTGACGGGAGTGGTAAAAAACTCTACATGCAAGGTATTTGTATTCAGGGTGACAAGCGCAATGCCAATGAGCGTGTGTATCCCACTCGCGAAATTAATCGTGCTGTTGGCACTATTAATGAACAAATCAACAGTGGTATGAGTGTGCTTGGCGAAGTTGATCATCCAGACGATCTCAAAATCAATCTAGATCGGGTTAGCCACATGATTGAAAAAATGTGGATGGATGGCAGCGATGGCTACGGCAAACTAAGAATTTTACCAACTCCTATGGGACAACTGGTCAAGACCATGTTGGATTCTGGAGTGAAACTAGGCGTTAGCAGCCGCGGCAGCGGTAATGTTGACGATAGAACCGGACATGTCAGTGACTTTGAAATAGTTACTGTTGATGTGGTTGCCCAACCCAGCGCACCCAATGCTTATCCCACAGCAGTTTATGAGGGCTTGATGAACATGAAATATGGTCATCGTGCTCTTGAGATAGCTAAAGAAGTTGGTACGGACAACAAAGTACAGAGATACCTGAAAGAGGAAGTAAAACGCCTTATCAAGGATCTCAAGATCTAAGGAGAATCTAATAATGTTAGATGCCATCAAACCATTACTAGATAGCGGCCTGATTAACGAAGACGTTAGTCGCGAGATCAATGAAGCCTGGGAAACCAAGCTAAATGAAGCTCGTGAACAGGTACGTGCAGAACTTCGCGAGGAGTTTGCACAACGCTATGAGCACGACAAGAGCGTGATGGTTGAAGCCCTAGATCGCATGGTAACCGAAGGTCTAAACGCAGAGATCGAAGGCGTTGCTGCTGAAAAGCGTCAACTTGCTGAAGATCGCGTGAAGTTCCAAGCCAAGATGAAAGAAAGTGCCACTAAGTTCAACGACTTCATGGTAAAGAAATTGGCTGAAGAAATCGCAGAAGTGCGTAGAGATCGCAAGGCTCACAACCAAGGACTAGAAAAATTAGAAACCTTTGTGGTGCGAGCACTTGCAGAAGAAATCATGGAATTCGCTCAGGACAAACAAAAGGTTGTAGAAACCCAAGTGCGTCTGGTGCGCGATGCCCGTGTAAAACTTGAGTCATTGAAATCACGCTTTGTTAAAGAAAGTGCGCAGAAGATGAGTCAAGCGGTATCCAAGCATCTCAAGGCTGAACTCAACCAGCTACGTGAAGACATCCAAGTTGCACGAGAAAACAATTTTGGCCGTCGCATCTTTGAAGCCTATGCAGCTGAATTTGGTGCTACACATCTCAATGAAAATGCAGAAGTGCGCAAGCTCAATGCGGTGATTGCTGAGAAAAATGCCAAGTTGTCCAAGGCCGTACAAGTGGCCGAACAAGCTCGTGTGGTTGTGGAAAGTAAAGAACGAGAAATTCGTATGATTCGTGAAAACAACGAACGTGCCAATATTATGGCCGACCTGTTGGCTCCTCTTAACAAAGAGAAGCAGGACATCATGCGCAATCTTCTTGAAAGCGTACAGACTGCTCGTCTGAAAAACGCTTTTGAAAAATATCTACCAGCGGTGCTCGAGAACCGATCTGTGAAAGCCCAGAAAGTGATTACAGAATCGATTAGCGAAGTGACTGGGGATAAAACTACCTCGCCTCAGCAAGATGAAGATCGCAGCAATGTGATTGACATCAAGAGATTGGCAGGATTATAAGCAAAAGGAGACTATAATGTCAGAGCAATTACTCGAAAGCCGCTGGGACGAAACCAAAGAAGCCCTTATGGAAGGCCTTAAAGGTTCACGTCGCAGCACCATGGGTGTTATTCTTGAAAACACTCGCAAGTATCTGAAAGAGAATGCAACTGCTGGCAGCACCGCTGCTGGTAACGTGGCAACTCTAAACCGTGTCATTCTGCCAGTGATTCGTCGTGTGATGCCAACTGTGATCGCTAACGAACTGGTAGGTGTTCAGCCAATGACCGGCCCTGTGGGTCAAATCCACACTCTGCGTGTTCGCTATGCAAGCACCATGAACGATACTTCAGCTGCTGCAACTTCAACCATCGCTGGTGAAGAAGCACTGAGCCCGTTCAAGATTGCAACAGCTTACTCTTCAGCAAGCACTGTGACTGCTGGCGTTCCTGGCGCAAGTCAGACTCGCTACACTGGTGCTGACACTTCGGTTCTTGAAGGTTCTGGTGGTCGTAACATCAGCGTTCAGATCCTGAAGCAGGCTGTTGAAGCAAAAACACGTAAGCTGCAAGCTCGTTGGACCTTTGAAGCAGCACAAGATGCACAAGCAATGCACGGTATTGACGTTGAAGCAGAAATCATGGCCGCACTGGCTCAAGAGATCACTGCTGAAATTGATCAAGAGATCCTGCTGAGCCTGCGTACTCTGGCAGCTACAGAGTTCACATACAACCAGGCAACTGTATCTGGTACTGCTACATTCGTTGGTGACGAACATGCTGCACTGGCAGTTCTGATCAACCGTGTTGCTAACCTGATTGCTCAGCGTACACGTCGTGGCGCTGGTAACTGGGCAGTTGTGTCACCTGCATCGCTGACTGTGCTGCAAAGCGCAACCACTTCAGCATTTGCACGTACAACTGAAGGCACATTTGAAGCACCTACCAACACCAAGTTTGTTGGTACATTGAACGGCGCAATGCGTGTGTTCGTTGACAGCTATGCTAGCGATAGCCAAGCTGTTCTAGTTGGTTACAAGGGTTCGAGCGAAGCTGATGCAGCCGCGTTCTATTGCCCTTATATTCCGCTGATGAGCTCTGGCGTTGTTCTTGATCCTACCACTTTTGAACCAGTGGTAAGCTTCATGACTCGTTATGGTTACATCGAACTTACCAACACAGCCAGCAGCTTCGGTAACGCAGCTGACTATCTGGGTGAGATCGCTGTATCGAACCTGTCGTTCAGCTAATCAAAACTCTCAGGGATGGGAATCAACCCCGCTTCGGCGGGGTTTTTCTTGGACAGATTATTCTTCGTCATCGTCTTGATAATCGTCTTCGTCTATCCATTTTTGACTTGGATCATCGTAGGCCTGATAGTAACGTTCATTGGCCTGCATGATTCTAAATCCATCTTTATATTTCAGCGCAGCAAAGGTTGCTTCTTCCTTTTTTAACAAATCGCAAACCACAAAGCTAGTGCCACAACCACCGCTGATGTTTTTGAATGGCGAGTGTTTGTATTCATTATGCTGTAATGCTTTGTGAAATGCTCCACCGTATGTAAAAATTATTCTTGTGATACCAAGCTTTTGATTTCGCAATCTAATTTTGTCAATCAAGGTCAAGACTGAGATTTCAGCTTCGTTGGCATCGTTGATGGCCAACAAACACTCTTTGAATTTGATACTGCCCTTGGTATGGTAATTGTCCGGAGTCTCTTTGGTACTCCATGGGATGGAAGCAGTGACGTGGTCTACGTAAAAAGTTTCACCGTGTGTTTTTACGACCCACATGGGGATGGTACTATCTTCTAGATGTTTCTTGTTGAAGTGA